CAAATTGTTGCGATGCAAGAGCCATTACCTGAGAATAATTACCCTCAACATTAATTATTTTTGCATCAAGTCTAACAGTATCCACCCAAGTATCAGAAGAAGGCATTAACTCAATAGTACCTTGCCAGAAACTAATTACAAATGGAGTCACATTTTCTGTTCTTGTAGATAAAGATTGCTTTATCCATTCAACTTCAGAATAATCTAATGTTATTAGATCTCCAGTTTTTCTAATATTATTCCCTTGTGGAGTTTGGAAGAAAAGATCTTCTTGTGGGGATACTCCTTCGACTGGACCTGGAATCAAGTCTATTGCAGTAGTATAATGTTTTGGTCTTAATTCATTGTTTTTAAAATCGATGCTGTTTTCGAAAGGAATTCCATTTTCCTGAGATGTTAATGAACTAAAGTTATCAACAAAAAATCCAGATTTAAATCTATCTAATCCACTAGAATCTGCAACAAATAAATTTGCAGTATTTGATTCCAATAAAGATAGTGAAGTATAATATTCTAAACTCTTAATTCTATTTTCAAGTTGTTTAATATCGACCATTCTATATCTCTTATGGTCAAGAAATTCAAGTGATGCTTGAGATATATCAAAAAGATAAGGAGGTAAAACAATTGTAGCTATTTCTAAAGCATCATCCACTGATATAGGTTTTTCTGGTTTTTCCGAAGGAACCCCATACTTAACTTGGAAAGTGCCATCTTTTCTGATATAAATTCTATCTATTCTTCCCAAATAATATGAGAATGATGTAATAATTTCCTCATCAGAAGCTAAAATATTAGCAGCAGAATTTCCAGAGGCATTAAAACTTCTTCCATAAAATTCTAGAGGTGATCTAGAATTTTCTGAAACAGTATAATTTGAAACTCTTGGTCTAATATCAATAATGTCGGAATTTCTTATTGAATTATTAATTTGAATTTCTTTTTTATAATCAAATCCAGAGTATGATGCTATAGTTGTGATGTCACCATCATCTTCATTTTGATAATATGTACTTGAATAATATATTTTTATTTTTTTCGAAGGTTCTGCTGATGATGCAATACGGTTTATCGCACCATATCCATAAAAAGATCCCTTTTGACCATTATCAAATTTGAAATTAGCAGAAATGTTAGAACTTGAAGAATCTATAGTAACAATTACTGCCTGTATGTTTGACTCAGAAAAAACTATAGTTTCTCCTTCTTTAAAAGTATTTTCATTTAATGGAATAAAAGATATCTGTGAATCAGTTAATCTTTCCGCATAAACTCCTATTGAACCACTCAATTGACCAATAAATTGTTCCCCAATTACCAAATCACTTGTTTTTGTAGTTGGTCCTGTTATTGATGATAAAACTAAAGTTGGTGCTGATGGGTTTTGCGTGGTTCTTGACTCATATACTCCATAAACATTAATAATATCAGGTACATTCAGGCAAATAGTTTCATCTTGAACTCTAGTTCCATATGGATAGTTTCCATATAATAATCCATCGTTAAGAGTTGTTGAACCTATTCCTGAAGAAGAATATTTTGATTTATCTACAATAATAGAAGAAACTCTATTTTTTAATTTAATTTTTGATTTTGGTTTTATCTTTCTCAGGGTAGCAACTAAGGTTGCGGAAGGATCATTAGAACCTAATCCATAAATTTGCAGTTTTGTCGATCCGTCAATAAAATCTAATTTATCTGATGTTAAGACTTCAGTTGAACCATCAGATCTAATTAGAGAATATCTTTCCTCATCAAATGGTAAAAATGTTTCATTAGTACTTGCAACAACTTGAGTTGAAAGTTGCCCACCAGAAATACTAACAGGGTATGTTTTTCTAATAGTTAAAGAAGCTTCTGTTAAATCTATTGAAGAAACATTTGGTCTAGGTAAAGCAGTATATAAAGTATCGTCGTTAGATCTTGATAAACTTGTTGATAATAATTTTAAATCAAAAACTGTAAGAAGACTTGTAGAAAGACCTCCTTGATTAATTCCAGTTACAGTGGCAATCCCAGAAATTGTTATAGAAGTATTTCCTACACTTACTACATTTGCATAAACTGGGTCTTGAGAATCTGTAATAGTAAATTTTACTAAATTTCCTACCTTAACAATATTTCCTGGAAAATTTGTATTATTAGATATTACTGTACTAATGCCGTTACTAGCGGGAGTAATTGTAGCAAATCCTACATTGAAAAACTCAGACTGCACTGTATCTGCATTAAAAGTCTTTGCAGTTCCAACTATTCCATAAACTGATTTAACATCAGAAATACTATAAGCAGTTATTGCTGTTGCAACTCTATTATTTTCTATTCCATTTATAATAAGAGATTCGAAAGGAACAAAATCTCCATTTTTTTGATACAATGATATTGATTTACTATTTGTTACTGAATTTTTAAGAAAAGCTGTTGCTCCACTATTTTTTCCTTTCAAAAATGATGGAGTGTTTAATGTTATCGGTTCATTTAAAGTTACTTTTGTGACAGTTTGAATATCATATAAAGAAATATCCCATCTATTAATATTAGAATCTATCTCATATGATCCAGACTCTAATCTAAAATCATAAACTCTAGCAACCCCGATTTCTTCTCCTGCTGGTGTTGTTGAAGAAGAACCTACTCTAGAATCCCTTAAACTCAAAACATAAGTATTTCCAATTCCAATTACAGGTGATCCATGTACTCTATTTAAAGTTAATGTAGATCCTGTATTATAATTAATTGCAATATTATTAAGAGATGCTGTAGTTCTTGGTTTTGGAGAATCTAAAAATACAGGAGATGTAGTCTCTACTTCATATCCTCTTACAAAAGCTTTTCCTGGAGAAATTTGATATACTGCAAGATTATCAGAAACTGTAGAACCACTATAGGTGAATTGACCGGGATTGAATATTCCTTTATTTCCTAAACCATCATTTAGTGATTCTTTTATACTCACATCAAATGGAGTTACATAATAATCACCAGATTCTGCATAAGTTCTTCTTGCTAATTCATCTTGTATTAAACTGTAATTTGTGGATGTTCTAACAGTCTTTATAACACCTCTTTCTATGGTCGCAAGTTCTACAAAATTTGTATCATTTAAATCATTTAAATCTTTCTTAAATAAAGATACTGTAATTTTTAATCTATCAGCACCAGGAGCTGCATAATTATTAAATCCTTGCGAATTATCATTTAGAGATTCGTCCATATCTGAATTGACAATCTCTTCATTTACAAACAGACCAACTCTATAACTTGGATTGTTTGTATATTGATCAAGAATAAGAGTCTCAGTTGGGACATTTATAAAAGATCCCCTAATAAAGTAAACTCCTTCAGAGATAGAAAATGAAGATCCAGTTGATGTTGAATTGCTCGCTAAGGTAGTTGCAAAAGGAGTTCCTGCAACAATTGAAGTATTACCTAAAAGACCTGAAGTAATTGTTATACTAGTTAATAAATTTTCTCCATCAAAAAACTGGAAAGTGGAATTATTTTGTGTACTAGAGCTTAAGTAGTTTACATATAAGGTAGTATTTCCTCTTTCAGAATCTGTAGATAAAAGAACTTTTTCAACTATTGCAGTAATTCCTGATGTTTCGCCTGTGATTTTAGATCCAACTAATTGATCAACATATACATCTATTGGAACACCTAAGTATGTGTTATTGAGCTCTACTGCGTAGAAAAATTGATTATATGTTGTGTTTCCTGGAATAACTTTAGCACCTTCTTTGAAAAAATGCTGTCCAAATTTTTCAATTTGATTTTGTAAAATTGACTGTAAAGATGTAAGTTCTCTTGCCTGAACTGGATATCCAGGTTTAAAAAGTACTTTATAATAGTCATTATTTGCATCAAAATCATCAAAATATGGTGATACATTTAAATTAGTGACTTGTGACATAATTCGTTAAAACTGCAAAATGACTTTAATATCTTCTTTTTGATTTATTGATCTAGTAATCGAAGGTCTATTATCTACGTAGATAATATTTCCAGAATACTTTTTGACTTCTGGATTTGCTAATCCATTTACAAAATCTTGTCCTAGATAATATGTTCTATTATTTATTGTGGTTGATATACCAGAAAAAGAAGTATCAATTGATAAAGATGCTCCAGTATTTCCACCTATAATCAAACTACCTCCAGTTGAAGGAGTGCTTGTAAATTCCTTTAGGTCATATCCATAAAGTGGATTAGATTGTGCTATTCCTACGGTACTAAACCCAGCAAGTGTTCTATCCTGCCAATATTTCAAAACAGCGGTTGTTTGATCATAGCTAATAACTCTTCCTACAGCAGTAATTCCAGTTCCTATAGTTTGTGTTATATATGAATCTGAAGTAAATGATGCAGAACTATAACCGACTCCAGTTAATTTGATGGCATATAATGCACTTATTTTATTATCTGATGGTTTATATACGATTGGATTTTCTATAATTCCAATTCTAGAAATTTGATTTCCTGTTATAAAATCTGGATTTTCTGTGTCATTTTCAATTCTAGAATAAATCAACACATTATATGCACCCAATTCTCTGTAGATATCTGCTCCATGACCACCTCTAGGCGAAATTATAACATCAAACGTTGGCGTTACAGATCCTGTTGGAACATTTGCCGCAGATAAATCTACATTTCCGT